AAATATTTACATATGACCAAGCCAGATTTAATTGAATGTTGTAATATAAATAATATAGAATTTAATGAAAAAGATACATCAAAAATTATTAAAGAAGCAATTAAAAAACATTTAAAATTAAAAAAAATTAAAAAAACAAATCAAATTAATTATAAAAAAACACTTTTAAATTTAAAAAAACATTTTGATGAAATTTTAAACGATGAAATAACAAATATTGTTATAGAAAATCAACCAGTTGTAAAAAATCCCAAAATGAAATCTATTCAAATGGTATTATTCACATATTTACAATTAAAATTTCCAGAAATTAACGTTGAATTTATAAATGCAAATGAAAAGTTAAAATACTGCAAAAAAGAAGGTTTGATTGAAAGTATCCCTAAAACATATAAAGACAATAAAAAAACATCAATTAACGTTGTAACAAAATTGATAAGCGAAATGACTGATTTTATAGAACAATTCGAAAATGAAAAAAAAAAAGATGATTTATCTGATGTAATTTTACAAGGACTTGCATATCAATTTAAAATGTGCGTTTAAAACATATAAAAATAAAAAGATTAAAGATATTGTTATAATATGTCACTCGATGAAATTAAATTTGATATGGTAGATTTTAATCCTAATGATGAGAATGAAGATAATGAATTTGACCTACTTGTAGACCCTTCGAAGTCAAGACCAGTATCACCAGAAAACAATGTAGAAACTGTTAATGAAGTTTCGTTTAAAACAATTGACACAACAGAAGACGAAGATGTAAAAATTAATTTTAGTGTTGAAAGAGAAAATGATACAAAACCTAGTTTTCAATCTGCTTTTTCGCAAATCAATAATGATATGAATAATAGAGCTGTCTTTCACAATGAAAACAATTCGGAAAAGCAAGAACTTTTATTTAAATTAAAACGACTCGAACAAAAGGGTATTCCTCTATCAAAACATTATTCCCGAGCCGATTCCCTTGCTGATATGCGCGATGAGTACAATCGTGTGAAATCACAGAGAGATCTTGAAAATTCAATTAAATTTCAACGTAAGGCTTTACTTATGACTACAAACGGGACAGAATTCGTTAATAAACGGTTCGATCCATTTGGACTTAAGTTGAATGGTTGGAGTGAGTCAGTTAGTGAATCTATTGACGATTACGATGAAGTTTTCGAGGAGTTGCATGAAAAGTATAAAGGCAAAGGCGAAATCGCTCCTGAAATTAAACTTTTGATGATGGTGGGAGGCAGTGCGGCAATGTTCCATATGTCAGCAAAGCTATTTGGAAATGCTGATCAAAATATTAATGATATTATGAACTCAAACCCTGATCTAAAACGCCAATTTACCGAAGCGGCAATCCGTAACGAGTTAAATAACGGTAATCAGAACACAAACTATAACGACCAACCTTTGCCAAAGCCTTCCTACAATCCCGATGAATCAGTGATGAGTCCTCCTGAAGATGTAGATATAGATCGAATTTTATCCTCGATCGACCAAATCGCACCTTCGAACCCTGAATCATCTGTAGAACCAAAAAAAAGAAGAGGACGACCTAAAAAAGTACGTCCCGAAACTAAAAGTTTCGCTCTAAATATTTAGAAAAATGATTTTTCAAAAAAAAAGCTTAAAACATATCTTTCACCATAATTTACTGGTAAAATTCCGTGAGCGTGTTCTTGTCCACTAAATACTATGGCATCGCCTGTATTAAAATTAACAATAGGTAGTTTTGATAATTTTAATTCTTTATTTATAAATGTTTGTTTATTTTCAATCGAACTTTCAATTATGTTCCGCATATTTTTTGTTTTTTCTGGTGTATAAATATAAAATTGGCCACCTTCAAAACGATTTTTTTCACTAAGTAAAAAGATGAAGGTAACATAATTATCATCGGTATGCAAAGTAAGCTCTTTTCGCTCATTTGGTTGATACCTTTTCAAAAAGACAAAATCTAATTTTGCTTTATTAATCCAATTAGTATTTTCTAAAGTTTGTTTTATATAACTTTCGTAAATAGGCAATATCTTATTCCATAATTTAGGATAAAAAATCTCATTTTCTTTATAAATATCTAATTGGTAAACAGGTTCATCGTCAACGGGCTCATCGTATTTTTCGAATGTCTCTTTTTTTGCCATCGATATTAATTCTTGTGAAAAATCATAATATAAAGCTTTTCTATCAATATGTGCTTCTTCATCGATAAAAGTTCGATTAAAAGGTACTTGTTTTTTTATTTGTTTTTTTCTTGTTGTTAAAAAAAGAAGAATAATTATAATAAGAATAAATGCGATATTTTTTTTAAACATTATATAATTAATATATTATTTATGGTTGATTTGTATACTAAATCTGAAAAAATTCAAGAAATGATTTTAATAAAAAAACAATTACAAGTTTATGGTTTATCGAATCATGAAAAAATGGAAACATTTGATAAAATCATTCAAAAATACGTAAAAGATGATGAAGAATTTACAGGTAAAATTAAACTACATGGCACAAATCGTATTTTGAATATTAAGTTTCGAAATAGTAAGAAATGGTCAATTGATTGTCATTTGTTATTTGACAAAAATATTTAAAAAACCTTTTTTTTGGTTTTTTTCTTTTTTTTCGATTTTTATTTGTTTTTGTGGTCCTTACGGACTCGTCTTTTCGATTTTTATGCGCTTTATGCTTGGTTCTATCAAAATCCGACCGGAATAGCTTCTTCTATCGAAAGAAAGAGCTCTCTATACATATCGACCTCATCTCCGTCATCATCAAGACTAGCTAGAATCTTCGCGCCAAATTCGATCTCACGATCAGTAGATGTTTCCAATTCAGATTCATAATAAGCAAATGCCATCGGAACTAAATCACATTCCGCAAATGGCGGAAGATTATTAATATCTTGGATAGGCAGAGGCTCAGCAGGTAGAACATAGCTTCCCTTCAACTCAGGTGTAGGATCATGTAATCCACGCAAATAGCGTCTCATAGCTTCATCGTCATCGTCATCGTCATCGTCAGCAGGAAATAAATTTCTAGCAACAGAGTCTTCCGATTCTACAAACGTATTGCCCTCGTCATCGTAGCAGAACATAAAAGAGCTGCCATCATAATAACCAGAAGGTACAGTAATTCTAACCAAGTTGTCGTTGGGCAAACGCACAACCAGAACACTTCCTGGTATTGCATTAGCGGGAACTTCTACCAAGACTCGTAACAAAACGGCTTGGTCACTCTCAAATTCACGCTCAAAGGAACTCATCATCAATGTAATGAGATCTAAACAGTTTTTATGCTTTTAAGGGGTCTTTTTTATCATTTTTTTTTGATTTTAGAATTAATGGTATTTAATCGTAATTATAAAATTTATATTCGATACATTAAACATAAAACAAAAAAGTTTATAAATAATGAATTAATAGTTCCAATAATATCTGATGCTACTGTAATTTCAATTAATTCAGGAGGGCATGTCGATTTAAAACAAACATTAATCTCGCATTCAGAATATTATTTTTTAACTTTTTTGTTATTACATTTGTTAAGGTATTTTAAGAAAAAACACACTAAAAACTAGTGTGAGATTTTAGATTTTAGAATTTTTTAAAGTTTTTCTCAACTTTTGATACATCTGTTTGTAAATCTTCAATTGCAATTTTAATTAATTCAAGACATTTAAAAGAATATTCATCAAAATCATTATATTCTTTTGTTTCTTCATTTAATCTAATCCGAATTGCAAGCATATTTTCAAGAGGATGTGTTTCGTGATAAGATACATGTGTTAGCTCCTTTTTATCAATATAAAATAAATTGAATAACTTGTCTTGCAACATATAGCCAATCGTCGTATCTTGTTTATTAAATATCACTTCAATTCCTCTGAAGTTTTCAATACGATTCAAACTATGAAGTTTGTTATCATCAATGTCAATATTTAATTGATTAAGCATATTTCTCATAATATCAAATGATTTTTCAACAATTACTTTTGAATCCATTAAACCAACACTTTCAATATAAAAATGGTAGGTATCATCATTATTTGGATAAGAAACACAAACAGTAGTTGGACTATATTTAGCATCATTGTATGCGTATCCTGCTTTTAATTTGAAATTAACTTTCAATTCTTGTGTTTCTGATTTAGCAACAATATTAGGAAATCTAGTAATGATAGCTACATCCGGTTTATTCAAAAATATCTTACTTTTATTTGTAACTTTCTTCAAATTTCTGTAAACTTGAATATCATCAGTTGTAACATAAAGGTTTTTTTGAGTATTAGAATTAACATCAATTTCAAATTTATAATCTTGAACATCATCAATATCATCAATTGTTATCGGAATCAATCCAATGCGATGAGCGAGAAATTCATTGTGAAGAGCAGTACTATTTTTATCAAATTGAAAATCGTCAAAAGCAACATTTTGAATATTTGAAAGAGCAATGCGTCTCATAGCATTAATAATGGTTTTATTAACATTTTTAATATCAAATTCTAAATTATTTTCTTTTTTATTTTCTTTTTTGTTTAGAAACATTTTAATATTTTCGTATATATTTTTTCAAAAAAAATTTGTTATCATTTTTATTTTTTTTTTAAATTTATTAATTTAAAATGAAAGATTTTAAAATAAGTATCACAACACCTACGACAAAATCAAGAGCCAAATGCTTAAATCTCCAAATAAGAAATATCAAAAATCAAACCTATAATAGATTTATAAAAGAATGGATCATTGTTTCCGCTGATAAAAATTGGAATAAAGAAGATTTTAATTTATGTATGCAGAATTTACAAAATCAAACAAAAATCAAAATAATCTATAAATATTTAGAAGATTCAAACGAAAACATAGGTTTTCTTCGTAATAGTCTTAATGATATGATTTCATCAGAAACAAACTATATATTAGCTTTTGACGATGATGATTACTATCAACCACAATATATTGAACACTCTATCAAATCTATGAGAAAAACTGGAAAATTAGCTGCAGGATGTACTTCCCACATAATGTATGATGTAGATTTACAATCTTTTTTTCAATTTAAAGGCTTCGCTCAAAATCACACTGTAAATAACTGTTTGAGTTATCATCGTAATTTTTTGAAAGATCATAAATACAATGATGAAGATAAATTTGCAGAAGAAAAGTATTTTTTGAAAGATTTTACTTCTGAACTTGTTCAATTAAATCCTAATGAAACAGTTATTCAAATGGTTCATGCGGAAAACACTTTTAATAAAAGGAAAATGATTTTAACAAATAAATTACTTTCAAATGATCAAAAAAGCTTATTTGAAATAGATAGTAAAATGAATTCAAATATCTTAAAAAATTATATTGAAGTATTAAATAAACCTCTTGAAAACGAAATAGAATATGATATTATTTATTATCTTGGATTCAATAATTTCAAATGGTCACCTTATCAAAACAATTTGGGAGGTTCAGAGCAAGCCGTTCTTCATCTTTCTACAGAGTGGATTAAGAAAGGAAAAAATATTTGTGTTGTGGGTGATTTTGATGACGAAATTATTCAAAAAACAAGAAACGATAAAAAAATGGCCAATTATGTTAATTTTAATACATTTAAATGTTCTGCAAAATATAAAAATATAATTTTATGGCGACCAACCTCATTGAATATTTTAAAGTACATAACAGCAGATAAAATTTGTATTGATTTACATGACAATTGTGCCTTAATTAAAGACTTCGAAATTTATATTGATAAAATTGAACATATCTTCTTTAAAAGCGATTTTCATAAAAATTTTATAAAAAAATTTCATAAAGATATTGAAACACAAATTGAAGAAAAAAGTGTTATAATCGAAAATGGAGTGCGAATTAGAAAATTTACAGATAAAGGCAAATATAAAAGAATTTACAATCGATTCTGCTATACTTCGTGCTATACACGTGGATTGTATCAAATTCTAATGCATCTATGGCCAGTGATAAGGGGCATCGATGATAAAGCAGAATTGCATATTTACTACGGTATGAACTTAGTTAAAGATGAAAAATTTAAAAAAGTTATGGAATATTTATTGAAACAGCCTGGCATTTATAATTGGGGAAAACAGTCTTTAGATGTTATCAAAGAGGAGAAGTGTAAAAGCACATTTCATTTATACATATCAAATACATATGCAGAAACTGATTGCATCGCTATAAGGGAATCCGCTTGTTGCGGTTGCATCCCACTTCTTTCGAATAATAATGTATTTAAAGAACGTCCTGGAATACATTATGAAATAGAAGACACTAACAACAGAAACGATATGACAAATATTGCGTTAAAAATAATAGCCTTGATGCGTGA